ACCTCTACGATTCACTCTCTTCACGTTATACGAAGGCTCTGGCCCGTGGTATGGCTTACACTAAGCAAGTTAAGGGTGCTTCAATCCTCAACAACGCTTTTGCTGCTGGCTCTACCTACGGTGATGGACAGACTCTCTGTTCAACTGCTCACCCTCTCGTATCTGGTGGAACTAACTCAAACCGTCCTGCTGTTGCAGCCGATCTTAACGAAACTTCACTAGAAGCTGCCGTTATCCAGATCGCTGGTTGGACTGATGAGCGTGGTCTCCTTATCGCTGCTAAGCCCTCTAAGCTTGTAATCCCACCTGCGCTGCAATTCGTTGCTACTCGCCTGTTGGATACTGAGCTTCGTGTGGCTACAGCCGATAACGACATCAACGCACTCCGCAACAATGGTTCAATCCCCGGTGGTTATACAGTAAATAACTACCTGACTGACACCAATGCGTGGTTCTTGATGACTGACGTACCTAACGGCCTGAAGCACTTTGTCCGCTCACCTATGCAAACTAGCATGGACGCAGACTTTGACACAGGTAACAGCCGATATAAGGCTCGTGAGCGATACAGCTTCGGCGTATCTGACCCACTGGGTATCTTCGGTTCACCGGGCGCTTAATAAGCAAATGGTGTTAAGATTGGGGGCTTCGGCCCCCTTTCTTTTGTGTGAAGGTAGTAGATATGGCTAGAGAACCTAAAGTAAAGAAAGAGTCGCAAGGCTCCCGAATCTGCACATCATGTAACAAAGCTAAGTTGCTGTCCCAATTTGAGACCTTTAAAGAGGGGCAAGTACGCGGGATATGTCAGCAGTGCGTTACCCTGCAAAGAGCAAGAAAAACCTCTGCTACCCCTGAGTCGTACCTCCGAGTATTAAACACCCAACTAAAATCTCAGCGGCTTAAACAAGACATCGAGTACGAAATAACTACGGAAGACGTTATTGACATGTGGGAAATGCAAGACGGTAAGTGTGCCCTATCTGGTATGCTCATGACCCACCAAAGAGACGGCACCTACGGCGATAGGAAGCAGAAAGACTTTAACGCCTCAATAGACCGGGTAAACCCCAACGGCCCTTACGTACGGGAAAACGTACAGTTAGTCGCGGCTAGGGTAAATACCATGAAACACACCCTTGGCGAAGATATGTTCATGTGGTGGGTAAAGAACATTTACGAGACTCGAATTAAGTGATATGTTGGGGGTACTGCAATTTCGCAGTGAACATCTAATGCTTTTTGTTGTTTTTTGTTTCCCTTGAGACTTGACCCGCTCCCACAGGCGGGTCTTTTTTTGCTTAAGTATTGTGTAATTAACTCCGAAATGGTATATAGTAAGACTATACCGGGGTCATTCGGTGTATCTGACAGTCCCGGCTGACGACATGCAGACAGATACGCCCCAAATTAACTCGCATGTGAGGATTCTCAAATGGCTAATACTACTTTCACAGGTCCGGTCATCTCGACTAACGGCTTTCAAGGCACTGTAACTACTACAGGCAACATCTCTGCTACTGGCACTGCTAACGTAATCGTTATCCCTACTTCTGATCCGGGTGTTGCGGGCGCTATCTGGCTTGACGGTGTTACTCTATCTATCTCGGCAGGTTAATCCTTACTAACTAGAGGAGAGACCTATGTCTAGTTCAGATATTCAGACCAAACGGGTCACGACCGCAGCTAGTTTAGGTGTAGGTCCGGCTCGCATACGTCAAGTTCAAGTGCTTACTAGCGATGTTGGTGCCGGTCGGTTAACTATTACTGATGGGGCTGGCGGCCGTACGGTGCTAGATATTGATTTTGCTGTGGAAGATTCGCACTCAATCAACATCCCAGACTACGGTATTCGTTGTGCTACTGACGTAACCATCACGTTGATGACCAACATTACTGCTATGACGGTGTTCTACAGCTAATGGCTAAGCAAGTCGACAAGAAAGCGATGGCTTGTAACAAGCCCAAGCGGACTCCGTCTCACCCTAAAAAGTCTCATGTAGTTAAGGCTTGTGAAGGTGGGAAGGAGAAAGTTATTCGTTTCGGCGAGCAAGGTGCGTCTACTGCGGGTAAACCCAAATCGGGCGAATCTGCTAAGATGAAAGCTAAGCGCAAATCGTTTAAATCCCGCCACGGCAAGAACATCGCCAAGGGTAAAATGAGCGCAGCCTACTGGGCCGACAAGGTAAAATGGTAACCAAATGAAAGACTTAGAGTACTCGATGGTAGATGTTTCATTAGCCGTTCTGAGTTACTCTAAGGGGCGTTGGACTCCAGAAGAAGTTTTAGAATTTGCATTTATGCTAGAGGGCTTCTACGAAGAAGAGACGGGCGAACCAAAGCCCACTCTAGTTGGTATCAAAGGCGGTAAGAAAGATGCCAAGCAAGAGCAAGAAACAACACAACCTGATGGCAGCGGTGGCGAATAACCCCAAGTTTGCCAAGAAGGTAGGAATCCCACAAAGCGTGGGGGAAGATTACGTTGAGGCCGATAAAGGCCGTAAGTTCAGGAGTGGCGGTATGGCTGGTTGCGGAACTAAGAGAATGAACATGGGCGGCATGACTGGAACGCCCGCTAAGAAAATGGCTATGGGCGGCATGGCTATGGCTAACAAAGGCTACAAAGCTGGCGGTAAGATTGATGGTTGCGCTAAGCGCGGTCGCACTAACTGTAAGATGCGCTAAGGAGACTAGTTATGGCTGCTGGTGGAAAGAAAAAAACTGAGAAACAGCTTAGAAAAGGCAAACCTGCCATGGACTACAAAGTTCCAACAAAAAAGCCAAGAACTGCGTTAGAACGAACGTCTCCTAAGTCTGCTACGGCGCTTAGGCGTTTAGAAGCTAAGCAAGGAGAGTTAGCGACGCGAAACATGCTCCGAGATGAGTTAGGGAGTAAGCTAGACGACCCTAATTTTAGAGTAGAAATGGGCGGCAAAAAAGTACAAGGTCTAAAGAAAGGCGGCTGTGTTGGTGACGGTTGTGCTATCCGAGGCCGCACTAAAGGTCGCATGGTATGATGAAGTGCCGAGGCATGGGCAAAATGAAGCCCATTACGTTTAAGAAAGGTGGTACGGTCAAAGATGATTGTTACCGCAAGGTGAAGGCGTCGTACAAAGTCTTCCCTTCTGCGTACGCCTCGGGCGCTATAGCTAAATGCCGGAAGAAGAAAGCTAGTGGCCGTTCGTAAGACGGAGAAGGGCAAAGCCCTAAAGCGGTGGTTCAAAGAGGACTGGAAAGATGTCCGCACGGGCAAAGCCTGTGGCCGCAAAGAAGGCGAGAAGCGGGGAACCCCGTACTGTAGGCCCACAAAGCGCGTCTCCAGTAAAACGCCTAAGACCTCTGGTGAAATGACAGCGGCAGAAAAGAAGTCCCGAGTAGCGCAGAAGAAGCGCCTAGGGCAACCGGCAGGAAAACCCAAGCGTGTAGCCCCGCTTAAAAGGAAGAAGAAATAATGGCAACTTCTGGCACTACAGCGTTCAACATGGACTTCACCGAGATTGCGGAAGAAGCGTGGGAACGTGCCGGTAGAGAAATGCGTTCTGGGTATGACCTGCGTACTGCTCGTCGTTCCATGAACCTGCTGACTATCGAGTGGCAGAACCGTGGCATTAACATGTGGACTATTGAAGAGGGGACGTTAAACCTCGCTCAAGGCACAGCCACTTACGACCTTCCGGCAGATACTATAGATTTACTAGAACACGTAGTGCGTACGGGCAATGGCAACATTAGCACCCAGTCTGACCTGAACATCACACGTATCAGCGTCTCTACCTACTCCAGTATTCCTAACAAGCTAAACCAAGGCCGCCCTATTCAGATGTACATAGACCGTGGGCAAGTTAACCCCTCAGTTACTGTGTGGCCTGTGCCAGACCAAGGTACCCTAGCAGAGCCTTACTACGTGCTTAAGTATTGGCGTATGCGTCGTATTGAAGATGCCGGTACAGGGGTAAACACAGCAGACGTTAACTTTCGTTTCTTGCCCTGCCTCGTTGCGGGATTGGCTTATTACATAGCCCAGAAAGACCCAGATTTAATGCCCCGTATTCCTATGCTACAGACCGAGTACGAGCGCCAGTTTGAGTTAGCGGCGGGCGAAGACCGTGAGAAAGCCACACTTAGCTTGGTGCCGCGTATTTATGGCGTGAGGTAGACATGAGCTACAAGTATGCGTCTGGGCAAAAAGCAATCGCAATATGCGACGTATGTGGCTTTCAATACAAGTTACGAGAGCTTAAAGAGCTGATTGTTAAGGGAAATAAGACTAACATTAAGGCATGCCCTGAGTGTTGGGAACCGGATCAGCCACAGAACAGATTAGGGGAGTTTCCAGTTGAAGACCCCCAAGCACTACGAAACCCACGACCAGACTCTGCGGAGTTGGTAAGCAGCAGGGACATTCAATGGGGATGGGACCCAGTAGGACTAAACGATCCTTTTGGACTTACCCCAGACAATTTGGAAGGGACAGGCGTCGTAGGCACAGTAACAGTAACTACGAGCTAGGAGACAGAAATGAAAATGAAGTCAAGATCAAACGTGAAGGCCCCGAAGGTAATAGAGTTCCCGAACGAGCCTGTAATGTACAAAGTAGCCGACTGCTGCAATCAACCGCCGAAGGACATGAAGACTAGCGGTGTTAAGATGCGTGGTGTAGGTGCGGCCACTAAAGGTACTATGGCCCGAGGCCCAATGGGTTAAGGAGTAGCAGGTGAATTACACCGAGCTTAAAACGAACATAGAAGATATATGCGAGCAGTCGTTTACCGATGAGCAGCTTGCTATGTTTACGGATCAGGCTGAGCAGAAGATTTACAACACTGTTCAGATACCGGCTTTGCGTCGTAACCAGACAGGTAACCTGACGGCTAGCAATAAGTACTTGGTGTTCCCGACAGACTTTCTTTACCCTTTCTCTTTAGCGGTTATTGACGGTGATGGCAACTACGAGTACTTGCTGAATAAGGATGTTAACTTCATCCGCGAGGCTTACCCCGGACCTTCAAGCACGGGCACGCCAAAGCATTACGGTCTTTTTGACGATACAGCGTTTATCATAGGCCCAACACCGGATGCTTCGTACGAAGTTGAGTTACACTACGGCTACTACCCCGAGTCTATTGTTACTGCGGGTACTACGTGGCTTGGCGAGGAGTTTGATTCTGCGCTGTTAAATGGTGCTTTGGTTGAGGCGATACGCTTTATTAAGGGCGAGCCTGATATGGTTCAGCTCTATCAGAGCATGTATGTAGACGCTATGGCGCTACTCAAAAACTTAGGGGACGGCAAGATGCGGGAAGATATGTACCGCTCTGGTCAACTCCGTATAACCCCGCGTTAATTTAAGAGGAAACACAAATGGCTATTACACAAGCTATGGCAACATCATTCAAAGTTCAAATCCTCGGAGGAGACTTTGATTTTAGTGCAGGTACAGCACAGACATTCAAGATTGCTCTGTTTACTTCATCAGCTACGCTAGACGCCACTACTACGGCATACAGCGTGACTAACGAGGTTTCAGGCACAGGCTACACGGCGGGCGGGAATACACTCACTATCTCTACAAACCCCACGTCTACTGGCACTACAGCGTTCTTGGACTTTGCAGACACTACGTGGACTTCAGCGACCATTACGGCTCGCGGTGCTTTGATTTACTTAGCTGACGGCGGCACTAACCCTGCTGTTGCGGTTCTGGACTTCGGTGCGGACAAGACCTCTACTGCGGGCGACTTTACTATTGTCTTCCCTGCTGCTGACGCGAGCAACGCTATAATCCGTATCGCTTAGTAGGAGGCTAAATGGCCTCTTCGACGGATTACATAGGCTGGGGTTCAGGTCCTTGGGGCCGAGACAACTGGGGTTCTAGTACTACCACTATTTTTGTAGATGGGGTTTCTGGAACTTCAACGCTCGGCAATGAGGCTGTATCTGCTGATGCTACTGTATCTGTTACAGGGGTTGTTGGTACTTCTGCGTTAGGTAATATCGCTGTTGAGGCTGATGGGGCTATCCAAGCTCTTGGTAATGCGGCTACCGGTGCAGTTGGGTCTGTTGAAGTAGTCGCCGAAGCTAATGTCTCCTTAACTGGGGTAACCGCTACTGGTGCTTTAGGCACCGCCACAGTAGAAGCTGATGCTATTGTTAACGCTATCGGGGTCGCAGCTACAGGAAATATTGGCTCAGTTACCGTTGATCTACGTACCCTAGCCGAAGTAACAGGCGTAGAAGGCACGGGACAAATAGGCAGCGCGGGCGTTGCAGCTTCTGCGGTAGTTGATGTAACGGGTGTTGAAGGTACTACGGTCCTTGGCGAAGAAACCGTCATTGAAGGCACTGGGGTATCAGTAAACGCAGTAGGTGTCGAAGGCACTACAGCACTTGGTAACATCGCGGTTGAAGCTGATGGAGCTGTTGAGGCCCTTGGTAACGCTGCTACCGGTGAAGTAGGTACGGTCATAGCCGCCGCTTCTGCGCTTGTTGATGTTACTGGAGTGGAAGCTACCACAGCCCTCGGTGAAGAGACTGTATCTGCCGGAGCAACGGTATACGCCATTGGCGTACAGGGCACTACCCAACTAGGCACTGTTTCTTTAATCACCAACAACGTAATAAATGTTACGGGTGTTCAGGGCACTACAGCACTAGGTACGGCGACAGCAGAAGCGGATGCCACTGTTAACGTCACGGGCGTCCAAGGAACTACAGCACTAGGCGAAACCACAGAAACAGGCACGGCTACGGTATACGCCATTGGCGTACAGGGCACAGGTAGAGTTGGAAATGTATTAGTCTGGGGCGAAATAGTACCCGATCAAAACGCAGGCTGGGTAGACGTAGACGATAGCCAAACACCAAATTGGACGGAGATAGCAGCGTGAAAATAGTAAAAGATGCAGTACAACTAGGCGATGCGATAGACCCTAAGCATGAGATTGAAGTGGTTTGCGCTAACTGCGGACACGATGTGGATGAGTCTGAACTTAGTGCGGATACTTGCTCAGATTGCGGCGAAGCACTAAACTTGCGTCAGAATACAAAGATTTACGCGACAAGCGTCCCGCCCGCTGGCGGTTCTACCTTAGTGTAGGCACTGGAGAAAATAGATGGCTACTTACGACAACGACTTAAGACTCAAAGAGATTACCACCGGTGACGAAGACGGCACTTGGGGTGACAGCACCAACACCAACCTTGAGCTTATCGCTGACGGTTTTAGCTATGGCACGAAGGAAATGGCGGCTGACGCCAACGAAACCTTCACAATGCCTGACTTCAGTGCAGACGCCACGCGCTCTTTGTATTTAAAAATTACCTCTGCGGTTTCTCTGACCACTACTCGCGTAGTCACTCTTGGGCCAAACACCGTCTCTAAGGTGTGGATGATTGAGAACGCTACTTCAGGTAGCCAGACCATTACGATCAAACAGGGTTCAGGCGCTACGGTCAACGTACCTAATGGCTCTAAAGTCATGGTCGTCACAGACGGCGCAGGCGCAGGCGCTGCGGTATTAAACGCTAACCCTACCGAAGTCGGTGGTACGGTAACAAGTGTAGGCGGCACAGGCACAGTCCAAGGCTTAACCCTTTCTGGCACTGTAACAAGCTCTGGCAATCTGACTCTCGGGGGTTCTCTGTCTGACGTAAACCTTGCCTCCCAAGTTACTGGCACTCTTCCTGTCGCTAACGGCGGTACAGGCTCTACATCACTCACTGCCAACAACGTCATCCTTGGTAACGGCACAGGCGCAGTACAAACTGTAGCCCCAAGCACATCAGGCAACGTCCTTACCTCTAACGGCTCTACTTGGGTGTCTCAGGCCGTCCCTGCTACGTTGATTGGCGAGACTGACTCTGCGTCTCCGTTCTTGACGGCTTTGGGTAGTGGTGCGGGTGCTAGTAATTTAAGCACAGGATTAAGAAATACTGCTGTTGGTTATGAAGCACTTAACACAAATACGACCGGAGATGACAACACTGCGATTGGTTATGAGGCGCTTAAGAACTCCTCTACTGGTGGAAATAACACTGCTGTAGGCAGATCATCACTTTTAGCAAACACTGCCGCAGGAAACACTGCTGTTGGCTTTTCATCGCTTGAAACAAACACCACTGGAGCATCTCAAGTCGCTGTTGGTTTTAGAGCTTTGTGGAAAAACACCACAGCTTCTAGCAATACGGCTGTTGGGTATTCAGCGTTAGAGGACAACACTACTGGCAGCAACAATGTAGCTGTTGGAAGAGATGCGCTTGCAAATAATGTTAGCGGGCTAGTAAACACTGCCGTAGGAACATCCGCATTAGAGGCTAACACTGCCTCATACAACACGGCTGTTGGCTACCAAACCTTTAAAGCAAACACATCTGGCACAAACAATGTAGGTATGGGTCGCCTTACAGCCACTGCTAATACCACAGGCTCTAACAACACTGCCATTGGCAATGAAGCAATACAGGCTAATACTACAGGCGCAAGCAATACCGCGATTGGCTTTCAAGCACTAGAGACTAACACTACAGCCTCTTTTAACACCGCCATAGGCGCAGAAGCACTTCAGTTAAACACCACAGGCGAAAACAACGTAGCCGTTGGTTATCAAGCTCTTGACGCAAATACCACAGGCACAAGAAATATTGCTGTTGGTAATCAAGCTCTTGACGCAAGTACTACAGGATTTGATAACTTAGCAATCGGGCATCAGGCTTTATCATCTAAGACTTCAGGAAGCTACAACGTAGCTATTGGCAGTTACGCCCTTCTTGATAACCTATATTCTTCTAGTAACGTGGCTGTTGGTTATAATGCAAGCCGATCTTCAGGAAACTCTCGCGTAACGGCTGTTGGTTCACAAGCATTGCAAGCAAATATCGCAGCAGACAATACCGCTGTGGGGGAACGCGCTTTAACAGACAATACTTCAGGCGCAGTCAACACTGCTGTGGGTGCGCAAGCAATGCAGTTTAATACCACAGGCACTCATAATGTAGCTATGGGTTATCAGGCGCTGCGAAGCAACACCAGTGGTGGGTTAAATAACGCGATTGGCTATCAAGCATTGCTTAGCAACACATTTGGACAAGGAAATATTGCTGTTGGCAATCTTGCTCTGCGAACAAATATTGCAGGAATACGCAATGTAGCTATTGGTCAAGAGGCTCTTTACTCAAACCAAAACGCAAATTACAACGTCGCCGTTGGGCATACAGCACTAAAGACAAACACCACAGGCGCAAGTAACGTAGCCGTAGGAGCAGAAGCCCTTCTACTTAACACCACAGGCGCAGGAAACGTCGCTGTTGGTTACCAAGCACTTGACGCAAACACCACAGGCGCAAGCAACACAGCAGTCGGCTCGGCTAGTATGACGAGTAACACAACAGGCAACTACAATACTGCTGTTTCTAATAGTAGTTTGCAAAATAACACCACTGGTGCAAACAATACTGCTATTGGATTTGCTGCGCTACAGCTTAACACCACAGCTTCCGCTAATACCGCTGTCGGTTGGGAGGCGCTTCAGGCTAACACTACTGGCGCTAACAACGTTGCTATCGGCTATGCATCCCTTACAGAAAACACCACAGGCTACAGCAACGTAGCTTTAGGAGTATCGGCTTTACTGGCGAACACTACAGGTCGTGAAAATGTTGCTATTGGTAGGGAAGCTTTAAAAGCTAATAGTAGCAATCACTATAATACGGCAGTTGGTTATAGGTCTTTAGCCGCCAGTACCGCATCTTATAATACTGCCGTTGGCTACCACTCACTAGAAGACAACACCACAGGCACAAACAACGTAGCTCTTGGTTCTTCAGCTTTGACTGCAAACACCACAGCCGCAAACAACGTAGCTGTTGGTTATCAAGCGATGCTCTTAACCACCACAGGCGCACAAAACGTCGCTGTAGGTGGTATAGCACTTGATGCAAACACTACTGGCAACAGCAACGTAGCTCTTGGGTATAGGTCTCTTAGCGCAAACAGCAATGGCAGTCAAAACGTAGCCGTTGGTCACTCCGCTCTTAGGACAAATATCGGAGGTGGGGGCAACGTAGCCGTGGGTTATGCTGCACTTGATAAAAACTCAGCCTCTAACAACACCGCCGTCGGAGCAGAAGCCTTAGAACTGAACACCACTGGAGCAAGCAACACTGCTGTTGGTTATCAAGCACTTGAGACTAACACTACAGGCGCAAGAAATGTTGCGATTGGTTATCAAGCACTAGAGTCAAACACCACAGCTAATGAGAACGTAGCTGTTGGTAACCAAGCACTTTTTAATAGCACCACAGGTACAAGAAACCTAGCGTTTGGCAACTTAGCTCTTTACTCAAACACCACGGGTTCAAACAACATAGCCGTTGGTAATGCTGCTCTTGCTAATAACACCACAGCAGGTGACAACACCGCCGTAGGATCATACGCACTTAACCAGAACACCACAGGTTTTGACAACGTAGCTGTAGGCGCTAATGCTCTTGATTCAAACACTAGTGGTGTAAAGAACGTAGCTATTGGTAGAAACGCACTTGCCGCAAACACAACTACTAGCGCAAACACAGCCGTAGGTCAGGAGGCTCTTTCCTCCAATACAAGCGCAAATAACACCGCCGTTGGTTACCAAGCTCTTGAGTCTAATACTACAGGGCCAAGCAACACTGCCGTTGGCTACCAAGCACTTTTTGATAACACTACAGGTACTTTAAATTCATCGTTTGGCTATCAATCTTTATCTAACAACACTATAGGAGCAGCTAACACAGTCACCGGCGTCCAAGCCATGCTGTTAAATACTGGAGGCACTGGTAATATAGCTAGTGGTTATCAGGCGCTTTACTCAAACATTACTGGCGATTACAGCGTAGCTGTTGGGTATGAAGCACTTAAATTTAGCACTGGTGGAAACAACACCTCTCTTGGCTACCGAGCAGGTAACTCAATAACCACAGGTACTAACAACACCGTTATAGGTTATGACGCAGACGCCTCTAGTGCCACAGTAAGCAACGAAATAACGCTTGGTAATAGCTCAGTAAACAGCCTGCGTATTCCCGGTCTACAGTCCGGCGCAAGCTCTGGTGATGTTCTGACCTATGATGGGTCTAAACTGGCCTTGGCTGCTCCTGCGGGTGGTGGTGCGTTTACATATATTTCTTCTATAAGTATGAGCGGAACAAGTGCTGTTGATTTTACAAGTTTACCATTAGGAACTTATGACAACTTTTTTATAGTTGGCACAGGGATTGGTACTAGCAATGATTATGAAAACATTTTAGCAAGAATGTTTAGAAACGGCTCGTTATCAACAGGAGGAAATTATTTAGCCGGACGAATTATGGCAGGATTCACTAATCAACTAGCTTATCAATCACAGTACACTAGTAATTGGAACATATATGCTTATGGTTCGAGACTCAATGCTAAAGGAACTTTTCAGCTTTGGCTTACAAACATGAATGATGCAGAGCCGAGAAACTTTAATGGTTATAGTCAATTTTATCAAGGATACGGAGCGAACCCAAGCAACTCAACGATGACTCAGCAATCAACTAATTTAATTTGCGGTAATACCGGAAGCGGAAGCTTTGATGGCTTTAGATTGTATGTTTCTTCAGGAACATTTGTTAGCGGTGAAATACATCTTTATGGATTTAAGACTTCTTAGGAGCAAACAATGACACGTTATAAAGCAACACCAGAAGGTCAAATTCCGTTTACTCCTGAAGAAGAAGCTGAATGGGACGCAATGGAAGCTGAGTACGCAGCAGGTGCTAATGACCGCGCTGCTGCTGAGATTCGCACAGAGCGTGACGCTAAACTAACCGAATCAGATTGGACGCAAGTAGTAGACGCGCCAGTAGACCAAGCAGCATGGGCAACATACCGCCAAGCTCTTAGAGACATACCAGATCAAGCAGGATTTCCAACCGAAGTAAACTGGCCTACTGAGCCTTAACCACAGAGGAGAAAGTTATGACTGAAGACAAAAAGGTCATTACGATTGACGAAGTAGAGTACACTGAAGATCAACTGTCTGAAAAGGCAAAGGTCTTTATTAACCACGTTCAAGTCCTAGATCAAAAGATAAGCAGTGCTGCTTTTAACTTAGATCAATTGCAAGGCGGCAGAGAGTTTTTCCTGTCACAACTTAGAAACGAAATTGCTGAGTTAAACTCAGAAGAAGAGGTTTAAAATGACTGACGAAAGCATCGTATCAGAAGTACCAAGCGCAGAAGAAGTAGCACAACATTACACAGCTATGGGACACAGTGTTGACCTAATCAACGCTATCCTTGCGGGTACTGAGTGCCAAGACGACACCGAAGAAGAACGTGCTGCGTGTGTTAAGCGCAACGTAGACCATCTGGAAATCATGATAGCTAAAGACTTCTGGACTGACGAAGATATGACTGCGGCTAATGCGGCTATTGAGTCAGGTAAGGTATAGTGTAGGCATGGCTGACGAGCAGTAGGAGTACCCATGAGATGAACGACCTAGAGCTAGAAGCGATGATACAGCGTGCTGCGGAGGCGGGGGCTAAAAAAGCCTTACGTGACGTGGGTTTACAAGACGACGACGCTGTTCATGACATGCGTGAGATACGCGACCTTCTAGACTCTTGGCGGTCAGCAAAGCGTACTGCGGCAAACACCGTGATTAAGACCTTTACCTATATCTTCTTAGGTGCCCTGCTAACGGGGTCCTACTTTAGTTTTTTTAATAAGCCATGATGAGTCACTTTAAGACCAGACTTATATTAGAAGCAGTAGACGGGGGGTGGCAACTAACGCAGCCCTTTATCTACCACAGCGAGCTGTTGGGTCGGGACATCGAAGTGCCTATTGGCTATGTTACTGATTTAGCTAGCGTTCCTCGGCTGTTTCGATTTATAGTACCCGTAGCGAACGCAAAGAACCGCAGGGCTGCGGTAGTACATGACTACCTGTGTACACACCCCGAGGGGTTAGTGAAGGACCAAAAGCAAGCCGACATGGTATTCCGAGAGGCTCTTAGTGTAGTAGGTGTGGGGCGTTTCCGGTCTGCTGCGTTATACTACCCCGTTCGTACATTTCAAACGATTACAGGATGGTTCCGATGAGAGTACTTATTTTAGCCCCCGTGCTACTTGCACTAGCTGCTTGTACCCAGTTGAATAGCTTAGAAATTACGCCGGAGGACAACGCTATGGCGTGTCTTAGGGGCAACACGAACGCGGCCGGAGCTGTGCTTGGGGCTAATGTTTCCGGAATTACGGTTGAGCTTCCTGCCTCTGTGGACACCTCTAACTGGACTGCGGACGACTGGAAGACCTTAGCTGAGCTTTGCGACTAGTGGGCAAGTTTAAGTACTTCTCGTTTGGTGAGTTTGCTTGTACGCATACAGGTAAGAACTTTATTGAGCAAGACCTTATATTCAAGCTAGACGAGTTGCGTGGTCTTTGTGGGTTTCCGTTTGTTATAACCAGTGGGTACCGAGACCCCAGTCACCCAGAAGAAGCACGTAAAACGAAGCCCGGTGTACACGCCCAAGGCATAGCCGCCGATATAAAGGTAGCTAACGGGACACAACGCGCATTAGTGGTTAAACATGCGTTAGAATTGGGCTTTAACGGTATTGGAGTGGCTAAGACCTTCGTACACGTTGATACCCGCCCAAGCACCCTTGTTATGTGGACCTACTGATGCCCTTACAGAAACTACAGTTCAAGCCCGGAGTTGACCGCGAGAATACGCGCTACGCTGCCGAAGGCGGTTGGTACGAGACCAACAAAGTGCGGTTCAGACGGGGTATGCCTCAGAAGATCGGTGGGTGGGTGCGCCTGTCTAACCAGTCTTTTCTTGGCGTGTGTCGCTCTATGCTCAACTGGGTTACTCTCCAAGGGCAGAATCTTGTTTCTGTAGGCACTAACCTCAAGTACTACATCGAGCGTGGTGGGGCTTACTACGACATTACCCCCATACGGTCCACAGTAACTCTTACTGACCCTTTCGATACTACTAGCGGCTCTGCCGTTGTTTTAGTTACTGACCTTGCGCACGGTGCCTTAGAGGGTGACTTTGTGACGTTCAGTGGGGCTACGGCTGTTGGTGGGTTGACCCTGAACAACGAGTACCAGATTAGCTTGATCGACGAAGACTCCTACAACATCACTGCCGAGACTACGGCATCTTCTACCGCTAACGGCGGTGGCACTGTTACTGCGGCATACCAAGTCAACACGGGTAACGAGATTGCTGTGCCTTTTACTGGTTGGTCTGCTGGTACTTGGGGTGCAGGTACGTGGGGTTTTGGCGGTACTACTGTAGCCCCTATTCGTTTGTGGAGTCAGGCTAACTTCGGTGAGGACTTATTCTTTACTTACCGTGGCGGGGAACTTTTCTACTGGGATGCAAGCAACGGGGTTACTACTCGTGCGGTCTATGTGTCTTCGCTTAGCGGGGCGTCAGACGTTCCTGTCATAGCTAACAAGGCATTCGTGTCGGACATCTTCCGGTTTGCGTTCTGCTTTGGCGCGAACGATCTGGGTACTAGCGTGCTTGATCCTATGCTTATTCGTTGGTCTGACCAAGAAGACGTAGCTAACTGGACGCCTGAAGCTACTAACCAAGCAGGTAGTCTGCGTTTATCTCGTGGTAGTGAAATCATCACCGCTATCCAAGCCCGTCAGGAAATTCTGGTTTGGACTGATACCGCCCTGTACGGCATGCAGTACTTAGGTGCTCCAGAGGTTTGGGGTGCGCAGCTACTTGGTGACAACATCACCATAGCAAGTCCTAACGCTGCGGTATATTCCGGCAACATCGCTTACTGGATGGGTACCGATAAGTTTTATCTCTACGACGGTACGGTTAAGACGCTCCCCTGTTCGGTTCGCAGTTATGTGTTTAACGACTTTAACTACTCTCAGTATGACCAAGTTATTGCAGGTACTAACGAGCGGTTCGATGAGATTTGGTGGTTCTACTGCTCTGAAAACTCTACCCAGAACGACCGCTACGTGGTCTATAACTACCTGCAAGACATTTGGTACTACGGCACGCTATCGCGCAGTGCTTGGATCGACGCTGATCTGAGAGAAAACCCCATGGCGGCTACGTACAGCAACAACTTGGTCAACCACGAAGTGGGCTACGATTGCCAAGAAACTACTACGCCGTTCCCGATTACAGCTACGCTAATATCTTCTGAGTTTGACTTGGACGACGGCGACAAGTTTATGTTTGTTAAGAGAATGTTACCGGACGTAACGTTTGAGGGGTCAACTGCTGACCATCCTGCGGCTACTATGACTCTATCTCCTATGGAGAACTCTGGTTCTGGGTATAACAACCCGCTATCGGAAGGGGGTAACAGCAGCGCTACGGTAACTCGTTCGGCCACAGTGCCTATTGAACAGTTTACAGGGCAGGTCTTTGTGCGAGTACGGGGTAGGCAGATGGCGTTTAAGATCGAGTCCACTGAGCTGGGTGTGGCTTGGAAGCTAGGTATACCCCGTCTGGATATGCGGCCCGACGGTAGGAGAGGCTAGTGGCTAAGCGGCTAGTACAGAAAGTTCAACCGCCCGCGCTTCCGATACCCAAGGAGAGTCCGCTTAAGCAGTATCTGGACGACCTGAACAACATCTTGCGTCTGTTCTTTAACCTGCTAGCCAACGCAGTGAACAGCGTATTTGGGGAGTTAGGGGGCCGGTTTTTAGATGTGCCCAATGCGTTATACTTCTCCACAGTAGACCAGTCCATAGCAGTAGCAGACACGGCACAGCCGGTTACGTTTAACCAGACATACTTACAAAGCGGGTTTGTGTTAAATGGGGGTACGAATAGCGAGATAACTGCCGTATACGATGGGGTTTATAACTTCCAGTTTATCGGGCAAATATCTAGCAGTTCGGGTTCTAACAAAAACGTATTCCTTTGGATTTCAAGAAACGGCACCGACTTAGGTTACACAGCAAGAGCATTTTCGTTGGCGGGTTCCGGGGATATAAAGGAAATAGTTTGGAACTTCAACTTGGATTTGGCAGCGGGCGAGTACGTTGAGATGCAGTTAGCAGCGGACAGTACAAACGTTACTTTAGAGGCCGTAGCCCCCGCAACCCCACATCCGGGCGTAACATCTGCTGTAGTAACAATTAACTTTATTTCGGCGCTACCTGAAACGCGCCCAACACCTCCGTAGGGTTAAAGCATGCCTGCAATTCAAGACATACAAAATCTTATAGCTCAAGCTAAACCTATCCCTGCGGATTTGCAAAAGGCAGCTCTATTAGAGGCCCAGCAGCAAGGGCTGGATGACCAAGCTTTGGCTGATGTTTTTGGTGTTCCTGTATCTATGGTTTCAGGTGCGTACGAAGCTACTGGAATTACTCGTGCTCCTGCTCCTGCTGTTGAATCTGCGGCTATAGAGCGCCTTACACAAAACCAAACTGCGCCGGGGTCGCTATCTCCTGCTGCTAATACCGCTACTATTTCTTCTCCTTTTTTGCCTGACGCTACTTATGAGATACCGGGCTTTTCTATGCCTGATTACCGCTACAACGACACTTCAACGGGGGTAGTTACAGGTTCTGGCGTAGGAAATTATGTACTGCCCACGCAAAACGTAGCATACGGCGATATGGAAATGACCATAACCGGAACTAGAGGCGGCCAAACAGGTACTACTCTTGAGCGTCCTTTTGCTATCGGTGGGGGGGACTCGTCTACATTCTTCCAAGACTTAGCAGAACAAGACATTAGGGAAGAACGCGCGGACGTAGATTACCAAAACTACTTGGCTGGGATACAAGCGCAGGAAGACAAAGCTCGCTTGCTAGCTGGCGCAGCGTCCGCAGAAGGCGGGTTTGACGAAGGAGAAATAGACGCTGTTACCGCCCTTCTTAATTCTAATGCGGTTACTGTTGAAGATGTATCTAAGCAGTTTGATGTCCCTATTGACGTGGTTCAAGCGGCGTTTGACGCAAACAAACCTTTAGGCGGTACTCAGGGGGCGTATGATGCCATCTTAGATGCAGCGAGCATTACAGACACAGCGGGAGAATATTTAGAAGATATAGCTGCGGCTATTGAAAACGAAAGCATCGTCACTGAAAACCTACAAGCCACAACTGCCGATAAGGCGGGGGCGTTAGACCCAAACTTTACTGCATCCCAAGCGGCAATAGCTAGTGGAGTGGGGGACTTAACCACAGCAAAACAAAACACCAAAGACGCAATAGACGCAGCGCTAGCTTCTGGTGTAATCGACCAAAAAGACATAGACAAGGCGTTTGGTCCTACCCTTGCTGAAACTGTGCTTGGGGGAGTAGGCGGCGTATTAAGTGCAGGCACTGGGGCTATTGCTAATGTCGCCGGTAATGTACCGGTTGTAGGGGGTGCATTAAAAGATACTGTAGAAGGTTTGGCAGACTTTTTTAAAGAAACTAAAGGCACTGCAACTGTTAACCCTATTACAGGGCAAGTTACTGGCACTTTTGGAGAAATCCCCCCTTGGATGGAAAAACAAACCGTAACTCAAATAGGCAACATACCCGGCTCACAAACCACTGCTGGCGTTACTACGGGCACTATTTTAGATGACTTCATTTCTATAGGTAGGGGTGAGCAAGACATAGGAGATGTGCTCGAGGACAGGACAGGGCAAGTTGCTTCCACTATAGGCATAGACCCGAAGATACTAGCTGCCGCTACCGCTGCCGGTAAGACCGTAAAAGATTACTTAGAGGACAAAGCCAAAGAAACAGCTCTTGCCCCTAAAACGGAAGGCGAGACCGAAGCAGAAGTTAAGCCCGTTGCAGTGGACCTTAGTGGCGGCCCGGATATAGTAGAGGAAGTGTTGGGGCCGCAGGGGGTTGAAACTGTTACTGGCAAGGAAGCCATAGACCCCACTAGTACAAATCAAACGCTGACTTTAGGTGACGGGACATCTCCCATAGAAACCGTGCTTAGTGGAGATACTGTAGAAAACGTGCTTAGTGGTGAGGATATAGTAGATACGCTTACTTTAGGCGGGGATAGCAGCGCAACTACAGATTTAGATTTTGTATTTGAAGGCCCACTCACCGCAGAGGAAGAAGCTGCAAGGGTAGCGGCAGAGGTCAAGCCAGAGGTCAAGCCAGAGGTCAAGCCAGAGGTCAAGCCAGAGGTCAAGCCAGAAGTCAAGCCAGAGGTCAAGCCAGAGGTCAAGCCAGAGGTCAAGCCAGAGGTCAAGCCAGAGG